AGAAGTATTGAAAGGAGAGCCTGGATAAAGTAACGGGATGTTTGGGGTGTTTTGGCAACATTCTACAGAGTGGAGATCTCCCGCAATAACCTGATTATACCCGTGTTCTTCAAATCTATTTAGTGAAATCTCTGGCTTCACGTGAGGGTCTATAGCCCCACGAACATGTGTAAAACAAATCGTCGATAGTGCAGGCACCCACGTCTTTTTGTGTAACTCAGTATAGTCAATAATATCGAAGTCTTTAGAACGATATGGCTCTGTAATAACTCTAGCATAGGGATTACATCTAGAAGTTTCTGCTGCTAAGCTAGTTAAGCAGCTTTGTGAGTTTTTTAACATTTCATGATTACCAGAGTATAGTAAAATATCACCAGTTAGTCGGGCAATACACTCAAAGTATAAATCTAAATCGTCTGTTGATGGGTTAGCTACATCTAGTATGTCCCCACCAATAATATGTAATTCGCAATTATGTTCTTTGTAAATAGCATTTATAGCGTCTACCATTAGTAGGAATCTATTTCTTTGCCATTCATCGGGAATATTGCGCTTCCCTAATTTTATATGCCAATCGGCACTGAATAGTATTTTCAAGTTATATTATCCTTTATATTTATAATACCTGCACGCGGGTGTTTAAGTACTAGGTAGAATGCGGTGGTAATTTTTACCATCTAATACCCTCTTTAAAGCCTTCGTCTAAGGTATATACTTCACCATCATCTCTACGTACAACACTAAGTGTTTTGGGATTGCCTTTAATAATTTCATTTAAGTATTTGGTTAACTGACTTTTAGTTAACATACCCTCGTATCTTTGAGTTGAATTATTAGAACAGGTGAACATTACTAGTAAGTTATATTTAGCTTCCATTATTTAATACCTCTTAAATATCCCGCAAGTGTTTGTATCTTCTTCTCTAAAGCCAGTACTAATGCTACCTTACTAGGATCATTTGCCTGATACTTTAATTCTTTTAGTAGTGGGGAAATAGAATATATTACATTAATCTCTCTTTCATGCATACTTTCCAGCATGTCCTGTTTAATACTTTCATTATAAATAAACATGGCTTCTGCATCAGAAAGATTATCTTGATAGTGATCGGGGAAATACCTAATATAACGTAGTTCTGGGATAGTTGCTTTGACAGCTTTAAGAGGTTTATCTCCTTCTTTAAGAGGTGGTTCTTCAATAATAGATATGTTTATTAGGTCTTTTAAAGATTTCATAGTTACTCCAAAAAGAAAAGGGAGCCGAAGCTCCCTAAGTTATTTAGTCTTCAAGCTCGTTAATAGCTTCTTGACTTGCTTCGTGCGTAGAGTTACCATCAGCATCTTCTTCTTTAGCTTCTTTCTCACCAGACATCCAAGACGCTAAAGCTGCTTTGACTTCGTCGTATGTTGGGCGCGGGAATAAGCTAGAAATATCATCGCATTCGTCAATAAGTAATTGGTCTGCGGCACGTTCTTCGTCAGTTTGCTTGTAAGCACCACACTTTAACTGCTGAACAGTATATTTTGTGTCACTCCAAGTTGAACCTGTTTTCTGAACAAAGATATCGAAGTCTAATGGAGACTTACCTAATTGAGCTGCTGTATCGCTAGTACCATCGAAGATTGATTTTTTAAGGTCAATTGCTTCTACTTTACCAGTTGCGCGATTAATAGCTAGACACACATAAGCACGTTTGCACTTTAATGGGACTAACTTACCAGCATCTTTTCCTTCACCTTTCTGCGTTAATCCCGCTTCACGGATAGGGTCTTTAGCTGAGTTATCAAAGCGCTCTGTTGCACGATTAAATGCTAAACATTCGAAAGTACGTGGCTTACCCTCTGCGTTATTAACCCAGTATACGTAACGAGGTACGATACCGCTGATAATACGGAATTGGTTATCTTTTTGAAACTTCATAAACGGTAGGCCGTTCTTTGCTGCTTCGCCTTTAGATTCGCCCCATGCAAGTGCTTGATTAGTTTGTGTCATTTAGTATTTCCTTCTGTTTTGAATATTAAGTTAGGTTGGTTTATTTCGATTAGTGGATTGTTTTCGACAACATATTTGGAAACCCAAGGCGGTATTCTTGAAATATGGAGATTAGTTTTCTGTGTTAGTTTATAGTCCGAGTATAACCTTAGACTGCATAAACCTACAAATTCAGCTTTTTCGCGATCAGAATACTTGTCGCTAAACAAGATTGCGGTATTAACTAAGAAGTTTAAACCTAGTAGATTCTGATAATTTCCGAGAGCACGAGCTTGTAGGTATTTGACAATTAGCGAGCTATCGCCTTTTGATAGTAAATATATTGCGGAGTAATTGAATAAGATCATATTATACAAGATTATAATCAAGTTGTAAAGAAGAATTTAACTTTTATTTCAACATCGTTATACCCTTTGTCCCCTTTGCTATTTCGATATAAATATTATACTTTAATCTAAGTAGCCAGTAAAGCAATTTTTAAAACTAATTGCTTTACTGTGTTTTCAGAGCTAGAGACTTTTTCCCTCAAACTTTAAGAAACTATTATACAAACTATTTAGCATTTAGTAAAGAACTTATTCAGTATTATTTACCCTGCAATAGTTCAGCCATATTAGTATCAGTCATTGGTATAATGTTCCATTCGTTCTTTGCGTAGCAAGCATATCTCATAGATCTATGTCTAGTACCTGTTTGTCCTCCAAGCCCAATATCAACTATAACTGGGTCTAACTTGTCACTTGTAATACGCATAATACGTCCAGCTAACTGCTCTACAAGAGATTCATTATTAGTAGAAGTTGTATTCACTAAACAAGATAACTCATTTAGAGAAACACCCTCAGAGAATATAGAAATACTAGCATTTAAAGCTGTTGGTGGCCCATTAGCTACTGCTGCCATGATTTTATTTCTATTCTCTAGCTTACTAGTCTCTCCCTGACCAATTATAAGGTAAGACCCCTCTATATTCTCATGAATCCATTCCAAGAACTCTACCCTATCAGATACTACTAATACCTTGTGCCCCATATCAATATAGGCTCTAGTTAGGTTTAGTACTAGCTCTCTATACTTAGGATTCTCAATTAATTCATTTATTCTATGTGCCCATGGCGTAGCCATGTTACCAGGGATAGGAATCTTAGTAGAATACCCATGTATTACTGGTTTTATAGTATTGCTAACTGCTGGAATAAATACTTTCTCACTGAAGTAACCTCTAAAAGTGGCTTCAAGTCCATCTTTACGTTTCAGTGTACCTGTTAGTCCAATAGTATATCTAGCTCTACTTTCATCGATAATTTGAGTAAATGTAGCAGCACAACAGTGATGGGCTTCATCTATTACTAGTATACCGAACTTAGCACTTAGCGCCACACCATGCTTTCTTACTGTTTGTATATTAGCTATTACTATTGGTGGGTCAATATTGAACTTACCCGAACCAATGATTCCTGGAGTAAACCCAAACCACTTCTTTACTTCTGCTACCCATTGATCTCTAATAGTTGTTGTTGTACATACTACTAGTGTTTTTTGTTGTAGTTTATGTGCGATAGCTAATGCTGTAATTGTCTTACCGAACAAGACTTATGTTACATGTACCCCGTTAGGTACACTCTCTAGATTTCTCTAGAGTTCGGACTATATCTTCAATATTATTAATACTATTTATTAGTATAAACTCTATATTTTGTTCCCTACACCATAGCTTCTTTTCCTCTATATTATTGGAATAGTCTTCAGTGCTTTGTAGGTTACCAGAGGTTACTTCTATTATAGTATTAAGTTGTTCTGAATAGAAATCTGCAATCCAACGTCGTTTAGTATTACCTATACACGCATAAGGTACCTGTATCTCAAATGATTCATCTAAATATTTATCTTCTACTAACTGCTCTATACATGATATATTAGAATTACATATATCACACCGCAATCCTTTCCCTTTAGAGAAAAGATGACCTAAAGTCGTAGTTGAGTATTTCTTAGTATGTGAACACTTTAAAAATTTTACAGTACAGTACGCCTGTGTAGTTTCTTTATTATAACCCAAATACTCTACAACCTCCACTAGCTTTAAATATGCGGGTGGACGCCTACTATTTATCTGGGCTACCTTAACTTCGTCAGGTATATTCTTCTGTGCACCATTACATATTCCACAAAATATGTTACCTTTCTTATGCCAGCGTATAAACGTTTGGTCTTGAATTTCTGTGGTGTAATTACAGTTGGAGCAAAGTATACTCCTAGACGTATAGTTACTATATCGTATAGACTTTAATACTTCTACTTTCATTTGTTTTGCACGGTCTAAACATACACTTGATGTTGGTATTTCTTTCATTTTATATTGCTCCCCGTTTCGCCACCCGTTAGTAGCTACTCTATTTCTAGATAGTCTCTGAACTTTATTCTTGATATTATTTTACCAAAACTAAATGGATTTGTAAATAATATTATTAGAATCTTAGCTGCTGATTGCCCAATCAACTTAATTTTCAAACATTCACGCTCACTATTTCTAGTCACGTTGTAGTTTAAGTTGCTCTAAGGGGGTTCCAGCAATTAAAGGAGTTTATACCAAGCCTCGGATTTCTAACCTGGTTTACCGTTGATAATACAGGAATCCTCAAACTCATTGTATATAGATTCTTGATCCCCCCGGAGTGTAAATGTAGGTGCTGGTATCTCTGCTGGTACTACACTACGTTTATCAATAATAACGTATTCATCTGCTGCTAATACATCCTTTACATAATCTATATTACCTAAAGGTGCCCACCATACATCTTTGGCTACCTTACCAATACGTTTAACAAATCTAGGTTGCGTACTCATTCCCATAGATTCTATTTGGTATGTTAGCGCCTTTTCTAATATTGCCAGTTTCTTATTATCTGTACAATTAAAAAATAACTTGTTTGATAATACTAGCTTCTTTATATCTTTCTCCACTCTACCTCCTTAGTAGGTTTGGTGTTGCTTGTATCAAATATATGACGGCCTCCCTTGTAAGAGATTATACCTAAGTAATTATACGGCTCTTGTGTCACAAAATGATAAGGCTCTCCTTGTACTATGGCAGCATAGAATTGTCCATCTGCACTTACTATATTTTTACAAGGTTTCCATTCTACTTTAGTAAGTTCTTTAGGTTTATACGTGGTAATATGACCAGTACTATCAATGAACTTATTGTACTTTAATAATCTATAGGTTTTATTTACCTGTATTACTGTAGTACACTTATATTTTAATGGGTATATTTTATATTCATACTCTCTAGCTAGCATTAGTACTCTACGCTCTAGAAAGCTATCTGAATCAATATTCTTATCATCTAGCACATATCTAGTATAAAAGGTATTAATATATACTATATTATCTATTTCTTCTATTAACTCATATTGTCTTAGTGCGAATACTGGATATTTAATCAATTATTTACTCCCAGAAGCAAGAAAGGACGCTTGCGCGTCCCTTCTGAGTTATCCTTTAAGTTCATATAACTCTGGGTATTGCTTAGCAAACTTACCACAACTATAGTCATCAGAACCACCTTTCTCTGAGTCTGATTCAACACCAACACCATGACCACCGAAGTTAAGTCCACGGTCGCGTTGAATACACTCAATTACTAAAGCAGTATATTCATCTACTTGATCCTCTCGTACAATAGCTACGATAGAGTCATGTACCAACATACGAATACTAGCATCCATTCCTAGCTCTTGGATTCTATTTTCTGCTTCTACTGCACCTAATAAAAGTACATCAGAAGATGCTCCCTGAATAATAGCGTTAAATCCTGAACGTAATTCTTCACCTACAGTTTCTCTAGATGCTGAACGAATATTACGTAGTCTACGTTTACGACCAAAATGGCTATAAATGAAACCATGTTGCTTAATCTGTTCATGTGAATCTTCAATCCAACGTTTTAAGTCAGGGAATCTATTGAAGTATGTATCAATATAGCCTTGAGCATCTATCTTATCAATAGGCTCGTATGGGCAACCCGTCTTAACATGTTGTTCGAATAACGACTCATTAATAGATTCTGCTACTTTAGAGGGCCCACTACCGAATAGAATACCGAATGAAATAGCTTTAGATGCCTGACGTAAAGCAGGGAACATCTCTTTTAATTCATGTGCTAAACAGTTAGGTCTAAATACCATGTGTGCAATAGAACTATGGAAGTCGGCAGAAATAACAGACTTGTCAGCCATATCATTGAATACTTTCTGTAGGTTTTTATCACCACTTAAAGCAGCAGCTACCCACATTTCCGCAGTTTCCATATCCACAGCAACAATCTTATAACCCTCTGGGGCTACGATACACGCTTTAACCATAGCATCATCACGAGGAAGTTGCTGTAGGTTTAGTTTACCAGACGAGCTAAGACGACCCGAAGTGGTCGTATGTTGACTGAACCCTGTACGTAAACAACCATCACGGTCAATATTGTCTAGCATTTTGATAATGTATGTGTTAAGTACTTTTGTTGCTTTACGAATTTCCAATAGTAACTTTGGTAACTCATGAGTTTCACCTAACTTCTCTAGTACTTCCGCATCTGTTGAGATAGCACCAGTACCAGTAAACTTATTAAGTGGTGTAATTTTAGCAATATCGAATAATAAGGTTCTTAATTGCATAACTGAACCAGGGTTTAACTTCTTACCCATCTTAGCTTCGAACTCAGCTACTTCTGGTCTAGTATATAGACGTTCATTTAATACATTAATTTTATCATATAATGCATGCTTACACTTAATTAAACGCTCTTTATCTGTAGGAACACCACGGTCTTCCATAGTAGTTAAGAACTGTAGTCCTGGTAGCATTACATTGTAATATAAGCTACTTAATGCAGGGTTACTATCAACAAGAGGCTTGAACTTCTTAGCTAATCGTAGAGTTGCGTCAGTATCTCCAGCAGCATAAGGCCAGATAATATCGAATGGGATTAAGTCATATGAGAAATCTTCTTGCTTTAGTTTATGCAACGAGCAATATTCTTTCTTAAAGTCATCAAGTGCTTCATCATAGTTACCCATATCTGTGTACTTGATAGTTAATGATTTTAACCCGTGTGTACCACTACGTTCATCTAGAACATAATGTAGTAGCATTGTATCGTGTAAACGATGTTCTCTAAATGCTTTAGCAAACTGCCAATGGAAGTGATATGTAAAAAACTTCATATCGAACTTAGCATTATGTAGGAAAATATCTACATTAGGATTATCTAATACTTCCTTTTGGAAACGGAAGGATACTAAGTCACTTAAAGCATCTGCATGAATATACACACCTTGATGTGTTTTATGCGAAATACTCACGCCTAGAACATAACCATCACGAGGATAGAATGCTGTAGTTTCCGAGTCAAGACCAATAGCTTGTACCTTTTCTGCCTGTAGCAAATCTAAGTAAGCTAAGGCTTCTTCCTCTGTAGTAATTGCTTTATAATCAACAGGTGCTTTACTAACTGTTTTACCAGAAATAAGCGATATGATTGCATTTACAGAGGTCTCTAGTATAGGTTTGATTTCAGGTTTAAAGTGTTGCATAGCTGGGTTTACAATAGCGTATAACCCATCATGTTCTTTGCCCTCAAACTCTTTACTAGTTTTTAATTTTACATTACGACCAGTAGCGTCTGATATTGCTGTAGACTTAGAGAAGATTTTTAAGGCATCTGCTCCTACTAATACTACATGTGCATAATCGAAGATAATATTCATATCTAAGGTTACGTGCTTTTTGTATAATGTCTTTACTTTTTCTTCTGTTAGATATACAACATCAACAGGCATTCCCCCTAATAGTTTAGAATAATCTGTTCTATTAGGATTTTTATCAATAACTAATACCTTATCTTTCATTATAACCTCATTTGTTTTATTAACTTAATTATTATAGCAATTTCCAACTAATTAGTAAACTAGTTTATCAATCTCTGCGCTAATAAGATGTACTTCTTGTTCCTCTAGTGATCCTGGGTCTTTGTCAAAAGGTAAGTATTCGTTGAATATGTGTACTGCCATACTAGTTTTAATTTCTATTATCTTTTTAAGATAAGCAGCCGCTGAATTACCAGCCTTGTCATTATCTAATAATAGTATTACTTCCTGTACCCCTGATAACATTAAAGGTGTTATCTTATCTAGTATGTTTCTTTCAGATAGAGACTTTGTGCCGAATAGACAGGCTACATTAGTCATACCATGTTTTTCTAGATTTAGCATATCGAATATACCCTCTACTAGTACAACATACTTACCAGCAACATGGGGATAAATTGGTATAGCCCTACTCTCTGGGTATACTTTGTACTTAGGTGGCACTGTTGAATAGAAGTTTCTACCTATAATATTAGTAATTTTACCACTAATATCTGTAATAGGGAAACATAGTCTATCCTCAAAATTAGGATGCTGAAAAGTTTTGTACTTCTTATATAACTTAGGAGGTATATCTCTATAGTCTCCTAGGTAAAACTCGGAACCTTCAGGTATTTCTATACCTGAAATATCCATCATTATATTTGATATTTTATTCTTTAGCTCTGCTGCTTTTCTACTAATAGGGTTGTAGTACTCATTAAAGTATTCAAATATATTCTGTCCTGCAAATCCACAAGCAAAACAGTTATACTTACCTACAGTCTTATCTATTCGCATAGAGGGGCTAGAGTCATTATGGTCAGGAGATAGGCAACAAACTAATGCGTCGTTGCCTTTCTCAATATATGGGATTTGCTTTCTATTCAGTAATTCTAATACCTTACTCATTAGTCAAGCTCCATAGCTGCTGGTGTTCCCCATTCCTTTGATTCATCATCTTTTTTCTTTCCACGTTTTTTAGGCTTCTCATCTTCATTACCTGCACTAGATAAATCAGCTCCCATTATAGAAGCTAACTGTTGAGGAGATAACTCAATACTACTAATAGTAAGCTTATCCCAATCTATACCAGTGGCAAAGTCAATTGTAGGTAGCGAACGTGCTTTAGTTCCTGTCCATTTTAATGCACCCATAGATTCTCCATTTTTACTATGAATTGCTTCTACGGTAAATGCAAAGTCACATGAGTCTAAGATACCCTTGGCCATTCTAGCCTCGCCATTCTCGTCAATCTGGTACGGCGCGAATATAGTTACATCGTGCTTACGCGCCAGAGCTTTTAGTCTCTTGGCAATTACTATCTGATTTTTCCAATCATACATGTTGGCATCGTTAGAGCCGTCTACTACTATTTGGTTTATATAATCCACAATAACTGGCCCTAGTTTTTTACCGTATTTGGCTTTTAGGTTGGTAAGATACATGTCTATAGAAGATAGTTTTAGTTCCGGGTCATCAATTACAATTAAACCTTTGTCTGGGTCATCTATGCCTTGGGTCTGTAGCAGTTTTTCTAACTTAATAAAGTCATCAAATTCTACTAAGGTACCACAACTAGCTAGAATCTCTCTACCATTTATAAACATATCGGCACGAACTCTAGCCATGTTCTCTAAATCTGTAATGGTATAGTCTTGGTTACGAACTTTAATTGCATCAATACCTGCACATATACCTATATAACGTAGCATTGTTTCTTCTGCTGACATTTCTATAGAGAAATAAGGTACAAATAACTTTTCTTCTTGCACGGACTTTTTAGCAATATTAATACATATTACTGATTTACCTGCACCACGTCTACCACCTATAAGGAATACTTCACCACGACGTAACGCTCCATACTCTGCATCCAGTTTATTACTGATACCTGAGTACATAACTTCTTCTGCGGCATCTTCTTTTGTTTTGAAGATGGTAATATCTCTAGCTGTATGCATATATGATGATGGTTTTATAGATTCTTCTAGAGTTACAGGAATAGAGTTTGCTAGTTCCATTATCTCCGAAGATGACTTTAACGAAATATCATCAATTGCTTTAGATATCAACGTTAAAAATTGTTGTTGGGTATATTGATCCTTTAAGGTTTCTATTGCTAAGTCAAAGTCAGTAATGTCAGGTATATCTAGTGATTCTAATGCTGCTATACTAATGCTAAGCATAGGACTACGAGAACTATCTAACTTCAGCTCCCCTAAAGTGGGCATTTTACCATGTCTATCATAAAACCTAGATATAGCTTGTAGAATCGAAGTATACGCAGGGGTAAAGTACTCTCTCTTTACTTCTGTATACCTAGTTAACGCTTCCTCTCTTGACTCTGATTTTAGCAGCAGATATATTACTACTGCTTCTACATTCATTTATTCATCTTTTCTTCTGTATCAGATACTACTTCATCTAATATCTCCCTAAACTGGGTAATTACATCTGTTATTAACTTATCTTTTGCAATATTATAATACTCTTTGTCCTTAGAGTCAACTAGAATATTCGCAATCTTCTCGGCTAATAGAGTTTGAGCACAGAAATATAAGTTGGCGTAATCATTGCCAGAGGATGGTAGAGCAATTACCGTTGCGTAGGAGCCATGAGCAAGCTTAGCCTGCTCAATTGCTTGTTGGGGGGAAATAGATTCTTCATCTGGTGAAATAATTAATACTCTCATTAGTCCTCCAGGATTTTAAATTCAGCTACATCATCATATCCTGTAATAGTAAAAGCAGCAGCATTTACTATTTCTACGTCTTTAATAAACTTTGTATTACTAGAGGAATCCTCATCTTTACATAAGAAACTAAAACCTACTGATACGTATTTAAAGTTATTATTTGGCATTAAGTTAAAATGGGCACCAATACTAAATAATCCATTATGAACAGATTCAAATAGTTCTGTTATTACACCAACTGGAGGTAAATCCTCTCTATAATCTTCTAGTATTACCATTGGAAGCTTAACCTTAGATACAGCTAATCTTAGTTCATCTACTGAGATTACATAACTACCTCTACCATACATAGCTATATTTTCTTTAGTTGGATTAGCTATAATTGACATTATACTATCGGTTTTGCACTTAATCATTTTTGTTTCTCCTAATAGATGTACAGGGGCAATATCGTCATAAGCTAAGGACTTTTCAATAAAGAATAGCTTTATTCTAAATGCTAGTAGCTCTATCTCTTCATTTTTACCTAGGGTAGGTACACAGGTAAAACCTATAGATAACTTTAATTTATCATCTAATAGTTCCTCATGTAGCTCAAATATAGCACCTATGCTTTTCTCACCTAAATACTCTGACCTAAATAATTCTACTACATTACCTATTATATTATCTTTATCCTTACTAAACTGAATTGGCATAGGTAACTCTACCTTTTCCATTGCAGCGAATAAGTCCTCCTCTGTAATACAGACTGCTTGTATATTACTAGTGTGCTGCAGAGCATTACCTTTAGTTGACATTATACTATCGGTTTTGTACTTAATCATTTTGTTGTTCCTAATAAAAAAGGGGAGACCGAAGCCTCCCCTTAATGGTTATAAAACGTGTTGCTTATTCAGCAGAATCTTTCTTTGCGTCTAATGAGGCACGTTTCTTAGCACCATCATGGTCAAGACAGCTAATACCACGGCGGGTTAGCATATTCTTTAATCCACGAGCTGACATATTAGTAGCGGTACATAAAGCTTCTAGTGTAGAACCAGCGATATCTAAACCATCTAATGGGTCTTTACGACGTGCAGCCGTTGAAGTTGCTTGTACTGGTTGAGCTGTTAAGCGACCCTCACGAACAAGGCTTAAACCTTTACCGCGAGCTGAAACAACTGAAACACCAAGTGCTTCTGCAATATCTTCTAGAGATGCGTTTGCTTCTGCCATTTCAACATAGATAGCTTCTTGTTCAGGGCTATAAGTACGTTTTGCTTCACGCTTAGGAGTAGGTTTAACTGAACCAGTTAATTCCATGCTGAGGATTTTACCTTGAACTTGCTTATCAGTAATGCCAGCACCACTAAATAATACTTGAGCAATTTCAGCATATGTGTGAGTTGCATCATGTGATTCTAGGAATGAACGTAGTTCAGCTTCCATTTCAGCAGTCCAGATTGACGCTTTAGCTGATGCTTTTTCTACTTCGTGACCAAGTTTACGTAACTTAGCACCTACTGAACGTGTACTTCCACCCATAGCTTCTGCGATTTCAGCAACAGTTGCTTGAGATACAACTTCCATTCCAGCTACTGAAGCTTCTAGAGTTGCGGTGTTTTCTTCGTTCCAAGTGATTTTATTGTTTGACATGTATAGTTTTCCTCCAAGGAAATTTTATTTTAAGAAGTTAGTTGTTTAATAGTAACAATGGGGATTCCCATAGCTACAGCTTTCTTATAAGATGCACTTGACTTCTTCGAGTCATCCTCACAAATAAGATGAGTTACTACTTTAGTAACTGAGGTTTTTGATTCCCATCCTAGAGGCAATAAGAAAGCTTCTGCTGCTCCACGATTAGGAAAGTCATTTAATTTGCCAGTAATACAAACACACCCTTTAATTGCAGTGGTACTTGTTAAACTTACTGGACTTTGCAAATCAAGATCTAAAGCTAATACCCTATCGCATAAAGGACTTTCAATAAAGCTAACAAGACTAGCATGTTTAACTTTACCTAACTCTTTTACGAATGATTCAGTTAGTAACTCTGGAGACCTAAGCGCTTCTATCTTCTTAATCTTGTTTGCAATTATTTTGCTTGAAGATAATGCGATAGATTTAATACCTAAGCCTTGAATAAATAACTCTAGCTTTTGTGACCTTGACGCTATGATTCCGTCATATATCTTTGTACCGTTGGCGATACCAAGAATATCGGTTAATTCATCTAATGTAATTTCGTATAATTGAGGAATACTAATGAATCCATGTTCAAATAGTTTCTCAATAGATTTCTCTCCCAACCCTTTAATCTTCATCACTTTAGTGAAGTTCTCTAATCTCTTAGTATTCTGAGCAGGACAATCTTCAGTATTTCTACAGAATAATTCTGTAGCTGTCATTTCAAGCAGTTCACCACAAGACGGGCAATATTTTGGTATTTGAATCAATTTCTTAATTCCTTATTAGTATACTAGTTAAGTGACAAGCCAGTCAAGCAAATTTTTAATCTATTTAGGTTTGCTATTCGCTTGCTGCTCATTACCTAATTTCTAAAACTATTATAACTGATATAAATCGATTAGTAAAGAAATATTTTAAACTTCTGTGCCTCACAGTATTTAGTGGATTGCTTCAAAAGAGAAAATATATTATAGCTAAGTAAATGCTAAACGTCAAGATTACTTTATAATTTAGGTTAGGAGTTATTCAACCATCCCAATAATACACGGGATAATTTCTCCAGAACGAATAATCTTCACTTTACAACCCACATAAAGTCCCATAGCTTCAATAAATTTAGGATTGTTTAAAGTGGCCTTAGATACTTTGGCTCCATCAATTTCTATTGGTTCAATAATAGCTTTAGGCACTACTTTACCAGTTCTACCTGTATTCCACTCAATAGATAGTAACGTAGTTACCATAAACTCTTTATCTTCTTTTATCGAGAATGCACCTCTTGGGAACTTAGCAGTAAATCCTAGTTTATAAAACTGAGCATTATCATCCATACGAAGCACTCTACCATCAAATGCAATTTTTAGCATCGGTTTTGCACTTAGTAATTCTGGTACTCCCAGTACAGTATTAAAACCAAATTTATCAAGCTCTACCATATCTTGGGTATATGTAGCTGTAAGAGGTACTGTACCTTTACCAGTTACATTGTAGGCAAAGAACATAAGTCCTAGTTTAGCGGCTTCTTCTGCAAACTCTGTATCACTAGATAACTGTAATTTACCACTAGCTAAGTTACGGGCGTTATCTACATCTTTAGTAGCTGCTACTTCGCCATTAACTTGGATAAAGTCGTGTACTGAGTTTAGTTCAAAAGAACTTGGTATTTTTAAGTGGGCATGGCGAATATGCGGAACTATCATACCAGCAGCTACACTACCACGAGTAACTATACGATTTAATACGTATAAATCAACACCTACTTTCTCGTATACTAGCTCTAAAGCAGCACCGTCTAGCTTATTGGATTCTACCCATCCTACATGATTTGGTAATGTATCACCACGACAAGGGTAGAACTTCTGTAGCGAGTACATAGGATTTAGATGATCTATGTCACCTGTTGGCCCTATACTAGTTTCGCTATCTTCGTTGTGGGAAACAAGAGCATCATACTGTTCGTCAGTAATCAAGGGATTACCTAAGTAGTAAGCTTCTTGGTATTTTGCAATTAAGTCTTTCATTTATATTCCTTGTTCATCTTATTAACTAGGTAGTTTATATGGGATGCATCCCTAGAAGTTGTACCCGTATCTTTCCAGTAGCTAATAATACCTAATAAGCTACATTTCTCTTGTACTACGTACATTGAGTACTTACGTCCTTTTTGAACTACAAGTCTCAGCTTTACTCTGTACTTATCGGTATTTTTCATTATTAGCCCTTTCTCAATTCAATAAAGATATTATACGCTAATTTAAGCATATAGTCAATAAAAGAATACAAAAAAGCCCACCTATTCAGTGGGCTTTCTTAGGTCGATGCCATGCTCTAGTAGCTTAGTTATTACTTCGCCTTCGCTCATTAGCGATACTAAAGAACCCCATAGACTAGCAACAGAGTCGATAGTATAGGGTAATGTTACACCTTCTTTGGTTGGGTAATAAGTTTCTTCATCAAAAGATAGCTTCCACCATCTTAATGATACATATAGCGTGTCCCTAAACTCGGAGACAGCCAACCTAAGCTGTTTGTCTCCTTTGTCACACACTATCTTAGAACCCAAGTCCTCTAGTTGCTCAATTTCCTCGGGAAACACGAGCAGACTTTTTCAATTCAGCATTTAAACTAGTTACTTGTTTAATAGATTCTAGTGATAGAGTGCGGAATTTATCTTTAGAATAGGAGAAGATTAACACTTCGCCCTCACCTACTTCTGGTCTAGGGGAACCATACGTAGCTTTATTCTTAGCTTCGATTCGAGCTATATGTTTATCATTGAAGTCGGTTGTGCCAACTACGAATGTTGATTTTCTTCCGTTAATGACAGTTTCAGGTGTGTACGTAATAAACGACACACCATATTTAGTCATTAAATCTTCGAATTTATTTGCATCCATGACAAGCCCCTATTATTCAGAATCTGATTGAATTGTTAATAACACGCTAGTAACGTAATCTGCGGCTTTACCTGTTAACTTTTCAATAACTTCCATATCTACTGCATCTTCACCAGCCATTGCTTGAATAGCGGCAACTAAGTCTGCATGTGATTCGGCTTTACCACGACGTTTGCCTGCTACAGCACCATCTTTAGGTGTAGCTTTGGCTTTAGCTGCTGCTTTAGAGATATAGACGGATGTACCATCTGGATTTTTAGCACGTTGTAAGATTGTGCGAAGTGAGTTTAAAGTACAACCTAACTCTTGGGCTAAGCCTTCCGCAACTTCTTGTGTGTGGCTAGGACGATCGTTTTCCGCTACTTCTTCAATACGGTTCTTGTATTCTTCAACAGCAACAGCACGTAACTCGTCAGTCCATTTGAATGGTGTAGTCATATTTGTATTTCCTTTGTAGTCAATTGATTAAGTAATTATTATACGTTTTTATAAGTAATGAGTAAAGTAGATTTTTAATCTTTATCGTAGGACTCTATCAACTCTAGAATCTCTAAATACCTACCAGTTGCTACTAAGGTATCTACCCTAGTATATAAATCTTGTAACTCCCTGGTAGAGATTCTCAGTGCTAGCTCTAACATAGTCTGTACTATATAGATTTTATACGTAAGCATTCTGCCTTGATTACTATCGTCAGCAAAAGGCATATCTACCTTAACACTATTTTCCCTAAAAGGATTAGGTTCATCCATTATCCCCATTATAAATCCCACTCTAGTAATGCCCTTTCCATTAATTGTGTGGCATTCCAAAATATAGCGGTGTCTTCACGTACTAGGTTAGTATAAGTCATTAATACTTCTGCACCTAAACCTTCTTCCTTAGCATATTGTAGCATATCTAGAGCTACGGATGCATACTCAGCTTTTTGCAAACTGGTATCTTCTACTATTGATATACCTGACATTATTTATCCCCTTTAACTTTTGCAGACATACGAGCCTGCTTTAATGCTTCACTTAAACAAATATCTCTATCTTCTTTACTCATAATACTTCCTAGCTTAGTTACATCTAGGCCAAGAGCTTGTAAGTGACGTAAGCTACCTAACTCATACCATGCGTAGTAAACATAACGATGTTTATCACGGTCTAGTAAGTAGATGCGATATGTAGTTTCAGCTTGGTCTGGTACAATGGCATCAATCTCACCTAAGCAGTTATAACCAGCTACCCAAACATGTTCTTTAAGAGCGAAGTGTTCTTCTACGCATTCGTCTGGAATCATTGGTGGGTTCATTGGGTTAACTGTTTTACGTGATTTAAGCATTGCTCCATGTTGTTCTAGCTTTAACTTAATTAAAGGCATTGGTCGGAATGTGCGTTTTGAAATTTCTTCCATAGACTCACCATCGAAATAACGCTCAATAATATCAATCATTTCTGCATCAGACACAGGAGTACCTCGCTTAGATTTACGTAAGCGTAGTTCATTCTCCTTTTCTTTAGTATACGTTTCAATTAGTGTAGTAAGACGAGTTGTATTATAAGCAATGTTTAATATTTCACAAGCAGCTTTCTTAGTGGCACCATTCTCTAGTGCAGAAATAGCTGCTTTATATTGTTCGTCTGAAATATCTGCTTTGATTCTTGGTGCCATGTGTTCGCTCCTTAAAAGGTGTTTCAATTCAATAAAGCTATTATACGCTTTATATATCGTTTAGTAAAGAATAATTTTACTTTACTGGGTTAAATGTATTCAGTGCGCCTGTACGAATATACACTATTCTAGTGGAGATTAGAGCTTTGCTCCATAGGGAATAAGTCTCACGCTCTACTCTAAACCAAAAGGTTCCGTCATGCTTGATATACTCCGTATCCCCAAATAAAGGATTAGTGTACTTAGGAGACTTCTTCCAAATACTTTCGTTTATAGTACGACTTCTCATTCTGATTTCCATCCAATAACATTTTCCCACTTACAGCTCTTAAAGTGTAATGCGTCCATATCCCAGAAGATAACGTTTTCTGGGGGTATAGGTCTAGCCATTTCAGGGTTCTTAGTAGCTTTTGGCTTTGGTAAGTAATCTACACTCATTGAAGCATAAATAGTACGTGCTTCACCATTTGTTTTAATGAAGTTTAACTCTACAATACCTTTGGTTAAATCTTCGCGTAGTTTTTCAATTGTTGATTCCATAATAAACTCCTATCTGTTATATTCTACGGTTGGTGGTGGAGTGCGTCCATGTAACGATCTTTGTATAGTTTTACACATAATAACACTAAAGATAATCTCACGTGTACTCTCTTTATAGGTAGCTGTGTGTTGCCCAATAGGAGCATACCCTTCTTCTACCTTTGTACGGAGTTTACCCTCAAATGCTGTTTTTGTGCCTTCTATTAAAATATAGTCTAACATAATGTGTTCCTAGTAATTTGCGGAGTACTGTATCCCGTACCAAGTATTAACTTCTACGGGACTGTTAAGTTTAACTAGACAGCCTAAGTAATCTTTAGCTGCTAAGGATACATAGCTTCCATCCGATAGGTTGGTAGTACCATGAAATCTGAATTTCTCTGAAAATCTATCAAAGTCAATGTTTGGTATAAAGTCGTCATATACAGGAGGGTAATCTGTAGTGTAGAATCCACGCTCTAGATGAACTGCGGGACGAAACCCATGGTCTAGTGTATACTCTACTTTACCATTCACTGTTCTAGCAGTCCAAGAATCAGATACCTTTTCATCCCAGTAGTAGGTTTCTGGACGCATACCACTACAAGATAGTCCATTACCACAAGGGTAAGTATATGGTTCTAGCGTAGTCTCGGAGAACTCTGCTTGTACATACTTCTCTGTAATCGCTATGCATTCAGATACTTTGGATACATGACTGTCAAGACCATAATATGTAAAAATAGCAGTAGCAAGGGTAACACCTGTTACAATAACTGGTGTTTTCACTGAGCTTTCGATATTTTGCCAGCTCGTTATGATTTTATTCAGCATGTTTGCCTCTGTTTATTAATTTATAAAACTATTATACGTTATATTCATCGGATAGTAAAGAACAATTATCATCTTGGGGCTCCGAGACGGTAATTAGCGCACCGCGCTCAGCTGAGTTGCTCATTTACTGAAGAACTTTACGTCAATAATATTACTGATATTGTCTATATTAAATACGTTGCTTTCATGGGAATAGATGCTTCTTGCGAGTAATCTTTTTCTTTTATATATGGGAAAAATTTTCTCCCAGCGAAAAAGGCTCATACGTTTATTCACTCCGGCCACTGGAAAGAAATCCTATAATTTCCAATCTAATACTTCCTCAATGTCTTTTATAGCAGCAAGCTCCGCTAAATCTTCGGGAGTTAAACAAAAGCAAGGTATATCTCTTTCATCTGTCCCCATAAGATGTGGATACCTACGTTTTTTAAAACGCTTCTCCATACAGTACTTAATCACCTCAGCGTACTTCGTATGCCAAGACTTTCTTTCAGAATGCTCCCACCCCTCCCAAGTTTTATGCCCAATTTCAAAGTTAGGTATCTCGTCATATAATACTGCCATAGCAGTAGCACTAGTATACTCACAACCTAGAGCATATAATTGTGCTAGTACTGGGTCGGAACCTTTAAACCATTTTAAGTCTAGGGTAACAAATGAATATAACTCTCTATTAGCTTGCTTTACTATATAGAAAATCTCACGGTTAATCCTATCCATGTCTATCCATAAAACTCCTCGGTAAGGCGCGTGAATACCTTTTATGGTAACATGCTCAGGGAACTTATCTCTCAAGTTTATAGGTACAATTCCGGTAGAAGTATCTTCACGTTTTAGTTTACCAGCACAAGCTTGACAAGGAGTCTTACCTGCTAGTACTACTTCTGGTATCAGCTCCATCTTAGTATCACAAACAACGCATTCACACAATACTCTAGTCTTATTATTTGTAAAGGTACCAAGTACATTATAGTTATCTTTAACTCTATACTGGAACACTTCTGTTTTCTGTTCGGGGGTCAGGCTACGTTTCATATTACCATTAGCAGTAACGTAATCCTTAAACTTAACTTTCCAGTCTACTACACTAGTTAGTTTACTCTTATTATTTTGCGCGCGTAACTTTTCCAAGCAATTCATGGTATTTTTCCTTTATAATTAGTTCTGGGTATATGCCGTTCTCTTTATTCATATCTAGCAACTGTGGTGAATTAATCCAATCAGCAGGCACAACACGACATATATTATCATAGTCAACATCTTTACGTTTAGTACCAAAGTTATTCCCTAACTCTCTTAACTCCTCGTCAGGGATAACTCTTTCTAGTTTTCTAACATAGGCTTCGTATTCTTCTCTACCAGTAATCTTCTTACCAGTATTTTTCTTACGAAACCTTTCATTATCTGGTACACGAGTAGTACCCCACTTCTTCTCCATTATACTAGCTCCAGCACTGATTGCATCTTCAGTGCACTTTCTTCTTCGGTTAAAAACTCTGTAGGAATGTCAATATTATTATCAATACAAAATATTCTATACCAGTTAATAATATTTGTAAACTCACTTGGTTCGATGATACCAGCTTTCTTCAAGTATATTTTAAAGAACCTAGCATTAGCATTGCAACCAGTATCTAGATAAAAATCTCTTTTATGATTTTTTAACGAATCAATAAAGGGTTGAAATCCATTAGTACACAGTTTAATATGTTTCCAAAAATTCTTATACAACTTATGAAAGAACTCTGCTGCTTTATCTGGTTTTTCTTCTAGGTATCGATTAATAACTATTTCATCTACATCAGTAGTACTATCTAGTTGGTAGTACCTAATAATAGCTAGCTTAACTTGGTACGCATCATTATGTCTAGGTGGACTATAAGTTAAAGTTGACTCAAGAACCGCGTTAATACGTTGTTCCTTGTAGGATAACTCCGCGTCTTTAGTATCCCCTAAGTCGCCCCAGGATTCTTCGATAATCTTAATCTTACAACCCTGCTCCATTAGATAGTACCTAAATGTATTTTGGAAGTGCATACTTTCAATCTCTCTACGCTTAGCATAAAGGTGTTGAGCTTTATCAATCCAATCCTCGTCAATATTATACTGGTCAGAACCTGCTTGGAATCCTCTAGTACCTGGGTCGGTATAGTAGAAGATACTCTGGGCACCCCTGTCTCGACGTAGAGCTTGGAATCTAAGGTTAGGGGTATGATTATTACTTAGTGTCAAAACGAACACGTTATCAAAATACCTAAAGTCTACACCACTAGTTACTGACGGACTACAAAGTAGCCCATCAATTTTCTGATGCTTTAACTCTTCGTTGGTATAGTCTAAGATTCTACGAATATCTTCATCCTCTGTAGAAGATGAATGAACCTCTTTAATAACTGCACCAGTCTGTTGCCGTAAAACCATAGCTTTCTCATTTAAATCATCTGGGCTACAGTCAGATACTAAGATACACTTTTCTCCCAACTCTAGGCAGGACTTAAAAGCCGACCAAATAGATTTTTCATCGCAAAACTCATAAGCATCACTTTCAGCTAGCATTTTACGTCTATGGTCGATTGCTGTAATAGGTTTATTATAGTCAATTAAAGAACCATATGCACTAATTGTTTCCTCACTAATATCACCATCACTAAGGATAATATAGTCTGCCTTACTCATAATTTCATGTAAGGTATCAATACACTCTTTACGTTTCTTTAGAATAGGACTAAATAATAAGTCATTCATTACAGCATCACATTCATCAATAAACAAGAAGTTAATCTTATCTGCTGTTGGGGCAAACTTCTGTAAACTATGGATAGTAGTACTCATACGCGTTTGTGTACCTGACATAAAGTCAAGCATATCCATAGTCTTACTATACTGTCCAGCACCGAATTTCTCCGCGTTAGAGGATACTAGAGATCTAGTGTTAGTAATCGCCAAGAAGTTACCTTTAACCATACCAGTCTTTAACCAGTTAACTACAGCAGTAGTCTTACCAGTACCTAGACTAGCTTTTACAAAAGTAACTGAACCTTTAGGTGGCAATGTACGCATCTTTAAGAACACTTCATCTTCCTCAGATGTGGTATCTAGATAGGTTACACGCACACCATCAATCATGCTAGGAATTAGACGTCTAGCTTCGCCTAAGAAAGCGCGTAGTGCCTCAGCTCTACCATTATCTAGGTAATCCTGCACACTTCTATCCCTACGATCAGCATAATAGATATACTGTTCTATAATTGGTGTTATTTGCTTCTCTAACCATTTAATATTCACACCATTCTGCCAAGCTTTATGATACAGCTTAGGCATAATACGTAAGAATACACCATCCTCAGCATTAATTAATTCATCGATAGTTCCCTGCACTTCTTTTGGAAAAGAACGTTTACCATCAATCATATCAAACAATATAAAGTCATCCTTTACAACATCAGCTTTACGAGAAACGAACTCAGGTAAGTGATTAGGGAAGATAGCTGTATCACCCTCTCTATACACAATTCTAGAACGACCTTTAAATGGGTCTACAATACCATCATTAAAGATAGGATCTGCAAAGAAGTGTGGTTGAGTAGCTGAATAATAGTTTAAATCGGCAATCTCAAATTGAAACATTGTTTTAGCCTTAATATTTACCTCACTAAAGAAATACTTCAACTGACTCTGTGTAACTGGGATATTAGCTTCAAAAAGCATGTGCATACGCACACCTTTCTTTAGCCCAGCACTACTAGAGGCATGTGCAATAAAGCCCATGTCCTCACTGAATACATCTGGACTTATTTGTACAAAACAATCTATGATATACTCTGCCCATTTCTCAATATTTAAATTATCCATAGCTAGACTAGCGGGTAGCGGAACACTATCCACGTCCAACGCCACAATCTTACTAGGTACGGCAGAGTTAAAATTCTTTCTATTACGCTTGAAAGGTTCAATCGTAACTGTCTTTTGCGCTCTAATAGCAACTAAACTAGGGT